TATAAAGTTTTTCAAGTTCTTTCTTTTCTTGCATAGCTTGGCGGCCAGCAGCAGCGATCTGGAATTCTTTAGTAAGAGCTTCTTCATCACTAAGGTCAATCTCTTTTACAAACTCTTTACCATTTACTTTTAGCGTAAACTGACGAACCATATTAACAAGTTCTTCTTTAGAAGCACCTTTATCGGCAGCGTCTTGAAGTTCCTTTTCAAGTTCTTCTTCAGTATCAGCTTTTACTTCAATTTCTTCGGACTCTTCTTCAGGTTCTTCTAGTGATTCTTCTAACTCTTCAGATCCACTTTCAATTGTGTCTTCTGATTCTTCTGAGCCAGATAAAGCACTTACAATACTGTCTAGTACTGATGACTCTTCATTGGATTCTACAATGGCTTCTTCGGCCACTTGGTTTTCTTCACTCATAATCTACTCCTGTTAGTAATTAAATATAACATTAGTGCTCCGCCGTTATTGGTAGGAGCTATAATTAATTTATTTTATTCTTCTAGATATTAGATACTGTCGCTCTTCTGACCTACTACAGACATCTCCCAGTAAAGTTTCAACTCCTAGACTACATTCTGATTTAAGATGCTCCTGTATCATAGAACAAAGTTCTTTTTCCAGCTCCATCCCTTTTACGAAATATACTTTATTCTCCTTAACTCCAACACAAGGAAGTCCCTTTACTTTCTCATAAACAGCTTTTAATTGAGATTTAATCTCAGCAGCCTCATCTCCTTCAATTGGAATAGCTCTTTCGATAACCTTATCGTAGTCACAGCCGACTTGTTCATAGTAATCCGATAGAGACTCGTGGTCTTGATAAAATACAGTACCTTTTACTAAGTTGTGTGCCGTATGATAATACAAATCCATAGCTCTTAATTGAACTGCAATATCCTTTAAACTCATGAATTCTTCTCCTTATGTTTTTCTTTCATCCAAGACTTATTTTCATATGTTCCGTCAAACTTATTAGACTTAATCATATTGTCAGTAAAAGTTAATATTTGCAGATTCCAAGGAACATGTAATCCGCAAACATCTGGGTGATTTAATGGGATTATATGGTCTACATTAAATTCTAAATTACTAATACTTTCGTACTCCTTCGCTTTTTTATATATCATACTAAAACTATGCTTCTCTACTATAGACAATGTGGCATTTATTCTTTTAGCTCTTCTAACAGAGCTGTGAACATTACATAGGCCTTTATTTTCTTCTCTCCATTTTTTAGCTCTAGCAACTCTTTTCTCAGGATTTTTTAGTTCATACTCTTTATTACGTTTTGTAATCCTATCTTTATTTTTAAGGTAGTATTCCGCATTATATTTTTTAGACTCCTCTTTTCTTTTTAATTTAGCCTTTTGACTTGACTCTCTAACTCCTACACACTTACACTCTTTGGAGCAGTATGTGTTCATAGATCCTTTTATACTGCCAGCAAATACAAATAAACTTCCACATACTTTACAATTAGCGTAGTTTATAATAGTCCTACTAGATTTAACTCTACTCTTATATCTTTTTCTATTTTCTCTCAATCCAACTGTCCTACAATCTTCTGAACAGTATTTTTTTCTATAATTACCAGTAAATTCGAAGTTACAAGTTTTACATCTAATTTTTTTCATTAGACTTTCTCTCTTCTAACCATTTACTTTGGTTAAATCCTTTTTCGCACCTACCAAAGCAGCGATTACGACTTTCTCGACCAACTTCTACCCCAAGGTCTGCAAGCTTTGCTCTAGCGTTTCTTCGGAGTACGTTCTTGTTTCCATACTGCTTACTCTTGAATATAAACTCTTTACTTCTTTCATTACGAACAGCGAAAGTCATAGCTTTGTAATCGATTACTATTCTATACCTTGCCCCAGTTCTTTTGGAAACATATTCGTTGATTGATACAACGCAGTCTTCTTTAGTTGGATGTTCTTTGTATCGTATTCTTAACATTAATTACCGCCGCCTTTTAAAGCCATCATTTCTTGCGGAGTTTGCGGTTGTTCTGGGAGAATATCTCCCTCTCCTGCTGGAGTAGGAAGATTTGGCATGTTAGTTTGAGACATATTTGGGTCCATAGCTTGAGCTGGTCCTCCCTGAGTAGGTACATTAGGATTAGGTTGATTAGCTGGAGTACCGCCTGGAGGCGCTAATGGTTGCTGACCAACAATAGCCAAGATATTTGGATCAGTTGTTTGTAGTAAGTTAATATGCTCTTGAATGTGATCTAATACTGACTGTACAAGCTCAGGATCTCTTCTGAGTACGTAGTCAGCAAGCACATCTCTGTGTTCTTTAATATGTAGTGAGTGATGATCAGAGAAGATTGCAATAACTTCTTCACCTCTAACTAAGGCCTCATTCTCACCTTTAATAGTCATCATTTCATCCATCTTACCTTCAGTTAAGTAGTCAAGATTTCCAGTATTCATAACCATTAAGTATTTCTCTGGACTATCAATAAGTCCCATCTGTAATAAGTTCTCTGCAACTTGTGCTCTACCAGCAGTAGTTTGCATAAGTGCGTTTCCTACATCTACTACAACTCTGTTAATTGACTTAATATCGTCAGACTTAAACTCTCTCATTTCAGTAGAGTTATTTAGTCCGGAAATTGCGGCAATTCTTGGAACATTAGCAAAGTCTTTAAGGAGATTAATAACTCCTGTACCGACATCTTCTAGTAAATGGATATACGATTGTTGTAGGCCAGACACAAACTGAAGAGCTTGGGACTGAACCAGAGCAAGGGCATTACCGGAACGTAACGATTGCTCTGGATTCCCACGGGCTACAGAGTTAACTCCCGAAAGAGTTTCCATAGATTTTTCTAATAATTGAATCAATTGATATACTTCGGGGGAAGTTTGTACTAATTGTAATGCTTCTGGTTTACCCATTTGAGCATTGTATTCGATAAAGTTCATACCTTCGGCAACTTGATCAATCTGAACATCGTTACCTCTTGGGTTAAGAATGTTTTGTACTCCAAATGCGTTTACATTAGTGGCACTTGTAGAGTATAGGCTGTTCAACATTTCCTGAAGTGGAAGTAGGTCAAACATGTCAGTATATCCATATGGAGTTCCAAGAATATCAGAAGGTGTGATTCTGTAAATTGGAAGATCTCTATATGGCATAACAGTGTCTTCTAAGATAGCTTCTTTATCTACGTATAAAATGTATCTACCATTAGGCATAGATTCTGTTCTTTTGTGGAAAAACTCATAAACTGGAATATCAACTGTATCATTTATAGACTTTCCAAGAACCCTATTAGCTCTTTTGTCAATTTGATCTTTTGTCTCTTGTTTTAAAATCTGCTCCCTAACTTCAGGATACTTTGCGGCCAAGTCATACTTATTGATGAATGTTCTACAAAGAACCCAATCATTCTGAGAGAAGTTCTCTTTGGTTGAGTCAAACACTACGTCAAATGGTGACATAAGCTTAAAGTCAATATCCCCTTCATAAATAGGGAATGGTTTTAACGGATTTCCGGCTTCGTCAACTGGATCTCCATCCTCATCGATGTCAAAAACTTCAGCCTCATCTGGCTCAACGTAATCATAAATTCTACCTTTGGTACTATTCCACTCTAATTTTACGTACCCTGATCCCAGGACAATGGCGTACTCTACGGCATCTTTTATGATCTTTTCCAGCTTCATTTCACGCATATAGTAGTCAAGTAATCCATTACCTAAGTTAGCTTGTATTAGAGACTTCCTATCTGTGTTTACAGCTCTACATCTAAAACTAGGTCTTGTGCTAGTTACCATAACGTGAATATGTCTGGCTAAGTTTCTATAGTGATTTACTGCTAAGTTTACTAGTTCTCCCTGCTCTCCGCCGGAAGTTAGGCTATGGCCTTTATCATAGTATTGACCATGATAAGATCTCCAAGATCTCTTGATCTTCTCAATATAATCTGTATCGGTGATTCCTCTAAACCATTCTCTAGATTTATCACTCAAAATTTCGACTGCTTGTTCGGCAGTATCTCCAGCAAAATATTTATCATTACTCATGTATATCCCTTAGTAATTCCTTACACATATAGTTGTTAAAATTTATAAGTCGTATTTATCTTTTTTTACTAAATTAAGCATTTTCTTCATAATTTCAGAACCTTGTGTATTATTTTTCGACTGCCATTTTGGGCTAATGAAAGTGTCTTTGTTAATATTAAGTCCGTAATTATGCGGAAATGGATTCTTAGTAGTTTGTATATTCCTAACCATATAGATTAGCGCATCTAGAGCATCGCCGTGAGACTTAAGTAGTCCGGCATCTTGATTGCCCTTCAAATGTTTAAATTTACCAGTAAATGTTCCTTGTCTAGTATAGTGCCATTGTGTATACTTCAAATGATATATTAAATTCTTACACTTAGGACTTATTATAATTCTCTTGTCTTCAACCCAACGTCTTACAGTATCTACTGCCTGGTCCTTATTGTGTTTCTCAGTTGGTACGAATGTTAGGCCATAAAACCTGGACAAATCATTAATCAACTTCAAATCGTTATCCATAATCCTCAAATAAGGCTCATGATCGGTTGTTCTCTTCGTTACAAAGTTAACCTTCTCCTTATGTAGTATTTCCGAGAAAAGCTTGTCTGTGGTCAATTCTGGGCCATTTATGACGTACTCATCAGTAATAACTAGAGCTAATCTGTTATAGTCATAATATCCGAATAGTACCACAGTCAAATCGTGGAATCCAACATCGGCCCCAGTATAGAAGTCGCAATAGTCCGGCTTATCAATGTCCTTTACTACCTCTTCTTCTACTAGCGCAAATTCCGGCACAACATTGGCATCAGATACATTTGGAATCTCACACAGATACTCGCACCTAAATTTTATATTATTCTCACCACCTGGATATCTTGAGATAATCTTTTCTTTTTTCTTCTCATCTACCATTGGAGAATCGTGATATGTAAACTTTAATAGCTTTCCAGCCGCCTCTAATGGATGAACAAAAAATTCATGAAATTCATGGTTAGGGTCTTTGTCATTAGGAGTAGACGCTAAGAATATCCTACCTCCAGTAGTATCTGTAGTAGGAGCTAATACTGAGTATATAATAGTTTCAAGCTCCTCCATGAAGCCGCTCTCATCCGCAATACATAAGTCAGCAGATCCCCCTCTTAGATTATCGTAATTACCATTATCTGTTCCGGCTACTTGAATCTCGGAACCATTAGGGAATAACCATACTTTGTCCTGAGTCTTCCATTCTGGCTTCAGATCTTCTGGACAATCAGATATGATCTCCTTGATCCTTGGCTTAATAACCCTCTCAACCATTTTCTGAGTAGGACATGCATATTTTACAATAGCTCCTGGCTTTTCTAAGCAAGTCTCTATAGCAATCAAACATAGGGTAAATGACTTACCAAATTGCCGACTAATTAAACATGCAGAGATATCATCGTCAGTATTCTTGAAGTGATTGTATATATCCTTCTGCTTACCTTTAAGCTTCCAAGATAGTATAGAGTTACGCCACAATTCCTCAATTGCTTGCTCTTTATTTAATTTAGGCTTCTTATTTGCCATCTATAATCCAACTTTCATTATTATAGGTTCCATCAAACTTATTACTTTTTGTACCGTTCAATCTTTTGAACATAATCTGTAAATTCCAAGGAACATGTAGTCCGCACACATCTGGATTATTCAACGGAATTATATGATCTACTTGAAAATTACATGAGTATTTTTTAGACATATAGTGAGACTTATCGTATATCTCCTTTATCTCGACTTTAAACTGTTTTGCTAATTTCGATAAAGAAGTCCTATTTTTTCTGAGTCTGTAGGTTAAAGAGTACTTATCTCTATTATTCTTTCTATACTCTTTATAATATTCTCTCAACTTTTCTTTGTTGGATAGCCTCCATTTTTTAGCTTTCTCTTTTCCGACCTTTTTATAATATCTCTTTTGACATTCAGACTTAACTTTCTTTTTATGTTCTTCCGAAACAGTATTCCTTGGCCCTACTCCCTTCTCTCTAGCTCGTGATACAGCTTTTTCTTTCACACACTCTTTACAAATAGTGTCTAATTTTCCAGTTGATCTCTTATAAAAATTATCCAAACTTTCTTGTTTTTCGATGTTACATTTACTGCACTTTCTATATTCCATCTTTAGTGTCCTCTACTATTTTAAGCAGATCTCCTATTTTAGCAGGTTTTGACCTTTTACTTTTTGTCTCAGATATTTCATTTCTAGCCATCTTTAGGTTTTTATGTAAGAGGTCGAATATTTTAGTATCGTTTGTATCAAATGTTCCGTTCTTAAATCTCTCAGCTAAAAACCTTATTCCGTCTACACAGATTTCTTCTTCAGGACTCATGACTTTCTCGACTCCAATCTCTTCACCAAGATCATTCTCCAGAAGTACCTTCATCAGTTCTTTATTCTCTTTCTTAAGTTTATCAATTTCGGACCTCAGAGCCTTTAGCTCCATTTCCAATTCCATATTCATTAAATCCATACTACTTCCTAGAATTCAAAGTTTCTCATAGTACCTTTAGCTTGGCTCATGGCACTCTTAGCATAATTGCTGTCTAATTCCTTAACCTTCTGCTCTAGATGTACCATAGCAGCTTCATGCCTGTTCTGTACAATCTTAAGCTCAGCATCTCGTTGCTCTTTGTACTTGTTGAATTCAGCTTCAAAGATAGCCACATAGTCAGGCTTCTCCTGCTCTAAAGCATAGAGTCTGTACCCACATAAAGCAGCTACAGCTAGTACGATGATTGATTGTGCGATGTTTGGTGTGTTTAGGTAGAAGTAAGGAACAAGTCCTAATAGTAAAGCGAAAGGAATCGCTTCCGTGATCTTTTTCATAGTGCCTCCAAAATGTCCGTTACTAAGAGTCCAAGGATATCTTATTTACCGGAGTTTCTTTGTCTTTTTATTAATGTTCTGATTCTACTGAATCGTTTTTTATCTTCTGGAGAAGGTTTTAAGTCCTTCTTCTTTTTATCGTTTTGTACTTTCTTTAACATTGGGTTAATAGTATTTACGTCAATTCCGTTCATATTATTTCTCCATATTTAACTGAAGCCCTCTTCTAATTCTCTCAGCTTTATATTTTCTTTCAGCTTCTTTTTCCATATCTTCTGTTATTTCAGAAGGCATACCATATAGTTCAGCCTTCACTTTTTCATTAACAATATCTTCAATAGCAGCTTCAGGGTCTTGTCTATCCAATACTTCCTTGCCTTTTTTACGTCTTAACTGTCTTAAGGCTTCTAGAGGATCTTGAGCAGCTTTACCTCTATCTATCATCATTTGTTCTGTTTCTCTAGATTCTCCAGCTTCAGGAGCATCAGCAGCTTCAGCACCTAATGATAATCCACCAGTAATAGCTCCAAGAGCCATCTTACCAGCTCCTTTACTAGCAGCTTTTTTTAGTAACTTCTCTAACCCTTCAACCATAGCTTCATCAGCAGGAGCCTTCATAGCAGCAGGACGTTTCATAGCTTCAAGGACTCTTCGTTTAATGGCTTCATCAGTATCAGTTACTCTAGTTCCTTTAGGAAAATCGATACCAGCTACTCTTCCAACTGCATCGTTACTTTCCTTTAGTCGAGATTCTAAATTGCCTTCTCTAGCCATCTTCCTTAGAAACTCTAAGCTATCTTTATTTACCATTTTACTCATTATTTCCCCATATATACTATAATGTACATATATAGTTGTTAAAATATATGTATATACTGGAATAAAAATGCAATAATGTAATGAAATTAATAACTTGACAGTACTCGCACTACCCTTTATAGTAAAGAGGTTGGCTAAGTACCAGTAATCTTATCGGAGTTCCTGATTAAAGGTGGAAGGTTGTTAGCCCCAATGTTTGACCTTAGATCTTCGCCTTGCGCTGGCTAGTTTTGAGTGTCCTAGATCCAGTATACGACTTTCCTCACGCATCCCTAGAGCTGCCCTCCGGTTTCCCAGATTCCGCCCGACTTCTTTCACGCTCGAAGACCATAGCTATATTGACAATATCATGTAAATATATCCTTGTCAATTTAAAATAAATGTAGTATATTTTTAATATGAAGGTATGTATAAAATGTAAAACAACTAAAGATATTATCAAATTTAGTAAGAGGAAAGGTTCTATGGATGGTCGTAGAAACACTTGCAAAGAGTGTGCTTCTTTATACGACATGGGAAGAAAGGATAGGAAATCTAAGACAGATAGACAGAGATATCTAAGTAAGGCAGAGGAGATAAAACAGAAAAATAAAAATTATTACCGCAAAAATAGAAGTAGATATGCAATTCTCGAATATGAGAGAAGGGCTATATCAAAAAAAGCCACTCTAAATGGGTACGAAGACGGGATTATGTTAATATTAGAGGAGAGAGATGTTTTACAAGCCATTAGTGGGGAGGATCTTGTTATAGACCATATAATACCTCTTAAGAATGGTAGAGTGTGTGGATTAAACGTACCTTGGAACTTACAGATATTGACTAGAAGCGAAAATGCGTCCAAAAACAATAAGTTTGATGGGACTTACGAGAATGAATCCTGGAGAGATCAGTATTAGCATAAAAATAAATCCTTGACAAGATCTTTTTTGTACTGTAGTATTAGTATATGAGTGGTTACGTTGTCAGGAACCAAGTTCCTATGTTAATTACATTTAATGAAGAAGAGGTAGAGTTTGTATGCCACCACTTAGCTGAGGCCATGGACAGGGCCTACAGGGTATACGATTTTTTCTCTGAGAGAGAAGAGGATTACGAAGATGATTGATTTACTAATAGCATTGCTTATACTGAACTCAATATTTATGACTGCGAGGATCAAAGCCATGACCTCGTATTCTTTCCTCCGATGTTTGCTGATTGGG